TAGTATATCGTCAAAAGCTAGGTAAAGAGAAATAAAAGTTTTACCAGTACCTGCTGAACCACACAATACCAAATTTTTATCACTGTCAAAAGCTTGACATTGGCTTTGTGTTAATGGCTCGACTTCTTCAAGTTGTAAATTGTTATCAATCAACGATCTTCTCTTTGGCTTTGGCATTCAAATAAACCTTCTAATTTCAGGTTGTTTTTCTTCCGAAAAACTTAATACTTCCCAAGGAAAATTATCTATAAACATAATGTTTGCCCAGGGGTACCCTGCTGGAGGCGGTCTCGGCAAATAAAATGCTTTTGACAGACCTCTAACTTCCATTTTTGTGAAATGATCATAATACTTTACATTTTTGATCTTAAACGATCGAATTTTACTGGCTTTTGTTTTTCTATAAGAGAAAGCTCTGCCTTTTGTATCTATAAAGTGCCTGTAATTTGCTTTTATCATTGACAAAAAGTCTATTGCAGTGTAATTTAATGGGTATAGTTTTTCTTTTGGTATGTGTAGCCTTCTTTGCCCTAAAGTTTCGCCTATTTGTGCTCTATCATCAACAATTTTATCTTGACAATACGTTACTTTATCGTAATAAGTAAGCTCGTCAGATAATAGCTTGTAAACTGGAAATGTTACTATATGTATTGTCTTTTTTGTAATTTCAGGCAACATTGTGAACAAGCGGATATTGTGTTTCTAGCTTACCAAATGAGTAATCTTGTCCAATATCAAAAGAAATACCAATAGGGCAACCTGGAATAGAAATACCACGATCTCGTTGAATACAAGTTTGAATAATACTTTGATACTCTTCCACTTCGGAGTCAGGAACTTCCGCTAGAATCGAGTCATGAACAAGAGCAAAAATTTTGCTTTTCATTTTTCGAGCTTTTAGTTCTTCATGTGCTTCGAATGCGCCCATTAGGTTGACGTCAGATGCTGGAGACTGTACCATAAAGTTAAGTCCTGAGCGTACTTCGTGATCTACAATACCTACGTTATCAGACTTTACGTAAGGCAATCGACGCTTACGCCCGAAGTGTGAGTAAATAAACGCGTTGGCGCGAATAAAATCACACGTTGTATCAATCCAGTTCTTTAGACCATAAAAAGTGCCAAAGTACTCATCGATAACTTGTACAGCTTCTTTGAGCGTAATATTTCCGCCATCTTTTTGCACTTGTGACCAGATTTTGCGCGGCCCCGCTCCATACATAATGCCGAAAGTGATAGCCTTGGAGTACTGACGTTCTTGCTTGTACAGAGTTTCTACTTCTTCTACGCTACACGGCAAACGAAACACTCGCTTAGCAATAGACGAGTGAAAGTTACCTCCGGACACAAATACTTCTTGCAAAGCCTTGTCTTTCGACAGCACGGAAGCTACATATACCTCGGCAGTAACCAAGTCTGCGGAGACAATCTTATGGCCTGGAGCCGCAAGAATACAACCTTTTACAAGCGGATTGTCTCGCGGAAACTGTTGAGCGTTAAGCTTACCACTAGAAGATAGCCGCCCAGAAGTAGTCACATGCAAGTTAAACCCAGTACGAATTCGTGAATCTTTGTCAAGTTGAGGCAAAATTTTATCGAGATAAGTATTTTTAATCTTACCCATTTTACGAATGTTAAGAATTAACCCAGGAATTTCATGTTGATGACTAAGCTCTTTTAGTACTTCAGAGTCAGTGGAGTCTGCACCTTTATCTGTCTTTTTACCTGTAGGAGTAAGCCCTACAAAGTCAAAAAGAAGTTCTCGAAGCTGCATAGTGCTGTTAGGGTTAAAGTCTCCATTTGCATCCATGTAAGCTTGAACTTGTGGATATTCTTGCAATTTTTGTACTGCATCATAAATTTCTGTTTGCAAAGTTTCTTGTGCAACAAGAAGTCTTTTACGAGAAAATGGAATACCTGCATCTTGCATTTCAATGATAAAAGCAGTTGCAGGAATAAGAATGTTGTAGTAAACATTTTTAAACTTTTGATTTTTTTGAATCAAAGGATTAAATTTAGCGTGTAGAATATAGGTAACAAGAGCGTCCATTGACGCGTATACTTTAATCACATCAAAAGGAATCATTCCAAAGTTGAAGTTATCTTTGAGAACACCCGTCTTTTTACGGTATTCTTCAATCCAATCATACATTGGCTTTTCATAATCGCCGTAAGGCGTATATTTTAAAGCTAGACTTTTTAGACCGTGTGTACCTACAGTTTCGTCGAGCACATAGTGCTGAAGCATGGTATCTTCGAACTTAGGAAATTTAAAGCCAAATTGATACTGAAAATACCCAATATCAAACTTGGAATTGTGAAATACTACCGTCTTAGCGTTAAACAAATATTGAAGACGTTTTTCTACTTCTTCATCAATTACATCTGTCGTAATATACACGCCCTTAATGCCGTCATAGCACATAGAAATGCCAAGCATATGACCATTACGATGGTAAAGGCTAGTTGCCTCGGAGTCAAGAGCTATGAATGTTGATGAGTGAGCAATTGCAGCTTCAATATACTCTAGGGCTTCTTCTTTAGTTTCGATACCACGAGTAATACTATCATCTACTTTGACAGCAGTAACTTCTCCAGTAATGTACTTGATAATATTATCTCTAGATTCAACCCAAGTTTTTTCTACTTCGGGCTTAAAGGCCAACATTGCTGGGTTAATAACAGGAAGAAACTTATCGTCCACTACTCGTCCGCTGTATTCGGTAACAGATTTAAGATTCGCAAGATATTTGCAAGCTTCTGAGCCTACAAGAATAATCCAATCATAATTGTCTGTATTCAATTGAAGATCAACATTTTTCTTCAATACTTTGGCTACAGTAGCATCTGAACAAAGACTAAACTGTTCAAACTCAAAGGATCCATTAAAAAGTTTATCGTAATTATTACGACTTGGTTTTGCTTCAATAATTGCTACATTAGCCATACAATACCTCTTTTAATTTTTGAACTTGACTAGTGGTCAGTTCGCCTGGATCTTTGTTATCTTTAAGTGTATGAATTTTTGCGTCTAAATCTATTTTTTCTGCAATATCTTTTACTTTTTTAGCGCCTTCTATACCCGCTTTATCACTGTCATAAAGTATATCAATACCTTCTATACCCTGAAGCTTAAGCAAGTCAAATGAAGTATCTTTTATTGTAGTTACTCCGAAAGATGTAACAGCATTAGTTAAACCTTTATCATGTAGGTTTAACATGTCAAAAATACCTTCTACTAAAATTATTCTACCGTTAATTGGTGTTACTTGAGGAAATAAAGGAAGAGCCGAACCGCTTGGATGAACATAGTATTTTTTATTTAACATTCCAGTATCGTCTCTTCCAATAAAAGCAACTATTCTATCTGTAATATCTGTAATTGGAAATACTACTCGATTCATGAATTCTTTTTGAGCACTTTTAAAGGCGTTAAACTTTTTATAAGTTTCTGCAGTGATTCCTCTCCAAGGGGTTGAAAAGTCTATTGCGTCATTGGGGAGGGAATAGCCGATACTTTGCTGTCGTATTTTTTCTATCTTTCTTTTTACCTTTTCACGCATTAATTCTAACTTATTCGGGGCGTGTTTGTAAAGAAAAAAAATATTTCCCTTGAAGCCGCATGCCATGCATTGAAAAATGCCAAGTACTTTATCGATTCTCATGCTAGGGTTTGAATCGTCATGCTCAGGATTTAGGCACTTTACTAGAAAATCTTTTCCACTAATATTGTAAGCAATTTTTTTTGTATTTAAAAGTTCTTCTACGGTCATTGGTCGTCATACACGCTTTCGCCCGTACTCTCCGTTAATTTTTTGTCAGCAGGATTTTTTGCAGACTCTGGGCCAATTTTTAGAGTTTTCCAGTCTATAGCCGAAGTAAACCCTTTTACTTCTCCATTTCTCATCTTTACACAATTAAAGGAAATACAGTTATCTTCAGGGCTATGAGTATCTAGAGTAAATGCGGCATCTGCGGCGTCTAGAATACCTTTTGCAAATCGAGCTTCACCAGTTGCATCAATTTGATACGGAGCAATGATAGGCACTTCATACTGTTGTGCCATACTTTTTAGTGCTTTACTGATCTCAATTTGTTCTGTCCAGTCGTACTGCCCAAATTTAGAGTATTGATTTCCTGTTCTATACTTTACTTGGTTAAGATAATCTACGATAATTGCTTTCGGATTAATAGTAACAATCTTTTTATCCATTTCGCTTCGAATTTTGGATACAGATAGTTCTGGATCATAGATTACATCTAATTGTGTTTGTTTTAAAGGATTCTTAATTAGCTGCGAATGAAACTTATCAAATGAGTTATGCGATAAATAATCTTCATATGCTGTTTCTCCTTCTTCAAAACGATTTGCCCACCACTGAGCTACTCGTCTCCATTCGGGAAGAGAAAGAGACTTATTTCTTATTGCAGCCATACTTACATTTGTAGCGATAGCGCAAATTCGTTGAAGAATAGAACGAGAGTCCATCTCAATAGTAAAATAGAGGACAGACTCATTTTCATTATAAATATTAGCAGCAATATTAGCACAAGTAAGCGATTTACCGGCCCCGCGCCGGCCTCCAATAAGAAT